ATCAGTTAGTGCCAACACTTCATGCACTGTGTTTTCTGGAACAGTGATAATGTTGTACCCATCATATACTTTCGGAACTCCATCAACAACAACTTTTGCTGATCCACTGACTAGCACAGATAGGTGAGAGTGCTTATGTTCATGCGATGTAAGAATCGACCCGGCCTCAGCAATAGTCTCAACTACAAACACATTTCCGTTTTCTTCTGTTCCGTCAATTAATCTTAGTTGCATGTATCACCTTTTTTATAACTTTACCACTTTAAAATTATTTGTTCAAATCTCTAAGATATCTCCCGACCAGATGCTCTTATTGCTATTGTACCAGCAACGCTTGCTTTTGTGCTTATAAATGCCCCTGGAATCAAGTAGTGCCCTATGGCCTCTGAGCATTCATATGACTCAAGCGGCAACAGCTCTTTTATCATTACAAGATTTGAATCGCTTGCTGTATCTCCACTTTGAACAATGTTTATATTCAGTGTGGCAGTAGCAGTTGAGCTTGTATTAACTGCCGTAAATGAATCTATAACGGCGACTATTACTATTCCTGTAGTATATTGCCCAGTGTCTGTTGCCTCTGCGTATCTTCCAGTTATAAGTGTTGTGTATGAAACTGCCATTTATCCGTCCTCATAGTGGCCTTGAGCCTTGATTCTAAATGAAGTCAATCCAGTGATGTCATCTTGCACTAAAACCTCCATTCTATCTCCATCTGTTCCGTTTAAGTATACAATAGCCCCTGCATTTGTGAATGTCCCACGGCAGTTTGTTCCATATGCGCCACCACCTCCAGACCTAGCAGAATAAACAACATCGAACATATCTGTAACTATATCACTATTATTTCTCCATATAGTGAATGTGCTTGTTGCTCCTGTTAGCCCGTCATATCTTCGCAATACAACTCCATTAGTAAGTTCTGGCAAATCTCCAAAAAGTCCATTGTCCCCAGCTGTTCCATGAGTCATTTCTATTAGTATTCTTGTTATGTGCCATGTATGCCCTGGAAGAGGTGCCATTATATATGTTTGTGGTGCAGCAAGGGTTCCAGCAGTTGTTGACATATCCAAAACAGTTAGATATACGGAATCGCCAATGGCATAAGCGTTATCTAACGGCCTATCAAGAGTCAATACCGCTCCTGCTATAGCTGTAATCTTAGGGTGCACGTTCTCATCTACAGTTCCAGCAGCATTTATAATATGTATATAGTTACCTACCGCAAAACCAACAGCTGATGCAACGGTTATAGATGTATCCCCTGCGGTTACTGCTGAAGCGATAGTTGTTACAGTAGCTTGATGTTGGTCGAATTGCTCATTAACTATCTGTCTATGCACATCAGCATCATGAACGTTAAGTGCCCCACGATATACCCCTACAGATTCGCCAGTGGTAGCATCTACTATTGATACATTTCTTAGTAGGCTCATTTATCCTCCTAGTTGGCTAACTGCCAGTTTGCTCCATCTGATATGAAGTTAAGCACTTCACCATCAACCACTAAATCATGAGACACTTCACCTACTATAAGATCAGTTCCGCTTCTTTGAATTGTAACCGTATTCGATGTTGTATCTGTTTTAGATGTACCTATAATATATCCTTTGGATTTTACAGCTAGAGGAAGTGTAACAGTTATTGCTCCGCTTGTGGCATCTGCAAATACACTATAATTCCTTGATGGCACCGTGTAATCAGAAGTAATGGCTATGACTCGATTTTCTTTTCTTCTATTATCTTGAGCGATTGACATAGACCTATTTGCATATATTGAAGCATTTTGGGCGTTTACCCCCACAGACTCAGTAACAGCTGGTGTTTCTACATTTGAGATTGTAAATAAATCTTCAAACCTCTTTATCAGGTCTTGATTGTCACCTAAAAACGCTCTTAATTGATCTCTTCTTAATGGTACATAATCTGCCATATCACACCGCCAAAGGCTCTATGTTGGCCTCTAGTCTTGCTATTGAAAGCATAGAGTCGCTAGTGCCTTTAAATCTCTGGATTCTCCAGTTTCTCATGTCCCCCTGTAGAAACCATGTTAAACGCTTGCTTCTATCTCCATATTCCCCAGCGCTAATGCTTTTTTCTTGTGACCATGTAAGCCCATCTAGTGAGTATTGAGTGGATATTGTAGGAGATACTGAAGAATCATATCTACCAGAAAGGCATACCAACTCAAGAGTATTAAAGATTGCGCCTGCGCCCATGTTGTAAATAATAGTAGTATTGAATTCCCATCCAACTATTTCTCCAAAGTGGCTAGAAACATCTTCGGAAAGATACCCAATCTTTTCTGTTATTGGGTCTCCAACAAACCATTTATTATATGCAAGAACATGGTTTTTACCTCTGTATTGAGATGGTGTATCCGAACCAGAGTCAAGAGTAAACCAAATCTTTTTACCGACAGCGTTTGAAGCAGTTATATCGAATACTATACATTTATCAAGATGTATAAGAAGTTGCACATGACCGTTGTAAAATTTATGTTCAACTACCATTTTTGATAATTGGTCTGGAGTATATTCCGCCAACATAATATCTATCTCAGCCGTCGATATCTTATTGGCAGTACCGTTTATCCCAGCGTAAACGCATACACGCTCATTTTGCCCCGACCCTACAAACATTATAGTATCATTGATAATGGTATATGCATGCGTTCCAACGATGCCCTTGCTTATTAATGCCCCATTGATCCTCTGGAATGGGAAATAGTTTCCGCCGACATTATTGAAGAATTCAATTGTATATCTGTTTAGTGCTACAAGTTCGCTTCTTACTTTTGCAACAGATAATATTGGGTCTGGACTTTCTTCTGATGACCCATACTTTAATGGATTTACCGAAAAAGGGTTATTCAACTCAGTTACAACGATATAGGTCCCGTCAGTTGTAGCGAAATAACCATCTATCCATGTAACATCAACCACAGTTCCTAAATCAACATCTTTATTTTGAGCAAGCGTTCCTCCATCGTATAGCCAAAGCTGGCCACTTGATGCAATTGCTAGATGCGTAAACGAATATACCATCCTAACTTGACCGCTTCCGCCTATAGTGCCAATAGTGGTAACGGCTCCAGTCTCTGATATTTCAACTAAATATACACCCATTACACGATAGTGCTTTCCATTCCATTGGATTCCGCCCCTGTCATTTCCTAGGCCAGTTGTGAAATCGACAATACCATCTGCGTGCTTTAGATATCCATTAGCGATTCCATTTTCTGTAGGGACGGGAACAAGGTTGCGTGGGTATGCCGTCCTGAATTTACCGACTTCGTCTGTATAGACTCCGCTCAGAACGGGAATTTGCATTACAGCCAGCCTTCGCCAGTAATAATGTGGAGTGTTGTTGTGGTTGCAGTTGCAGATAGGTAACTGATTACATCGTCACCGTCACGCTTTGTAAGAATGCGAGTCTCTCCAGCTGGAATAATCATGTCTGCTGCTGTTGCTGTTACTGATACATCGCTGATTCTTACATAAGCAATGTCTGCTCCAGTGTTTGCGATATGAACATTCAGATCATGCTCTGGTAATGTAGCAGATGCTGCCGTCTGAGTTGCCGTTACAGTCTGTCCGCTTGCATAATGTGGTGAAAAAGGTTGAAGTGTTGCCATGTCTTATCCTACTCTGTACCAAGTTTTTAATACGCTTTCATATTTTAGCCTAAAGTAATCATTGGCCGCCAATGTTGTAGGTGCTCCTACTACAGTTGCCCCGTTCCCGTCAATAGTCAATGTTGTTACTGCCTGCGTACAGTTAACAAGAATCTCCTGCCCAATGACCGCATTCGTGACTGCTGGCAAAACAAGTGTTCCAGCTGCATAACCTGCAAGTGGTGTTAAAACAAGCCATGTATTAGCACTGCTATCCGTTACCTGAACGCTGAACCCTGTTGCCGCTGGCGCTGAGTATTGCGGGGTTAATGCTCCTGATGTAAAATCAAGATTAGCCTGCATGTAAGCTTGTAGCGATGTTAAGCTTGTTTTTCTTGTATCGCTGTTTGATGCATCATAAGCAAGGAAAAGAGTTCCTCCTTGCAATGTTGATACGCTAGGGTATAAATCAATCCTTGCCATATATTCTCCTTATTAAATGTAACCTTCTGGCGTTTGAATACCAGAATCGTCTGTGTCTAGTCTATCCTCAGGGCGGATAAGAAGAGGCGAATAATTTCGTCTAAACTTATTTCCTTGACCTGCTGGTATAGTCTGCTCAAACTGTCTTGTCGGTATGCTTGTGTTCTTAGCAATCATAGCATTATATGAAGTAAACGCCGCTTGTTTCGTGTCTGGATGGATTTGCTTTCCGAATACAGGAGCAAGCCTAACAGCAAGGTTGAGATATATTGCTTCATTTGCTGAATCTGGAACACTTGTGTCATCACTGATTGTACTGGTTGATGGATCGGATGCAATAGGGTAGGCCAACCTAATTCCCTTAGCGTTCCATGAAGCCATCATGGAGTCAAGACGTTTTAAAGCAAGTTGCAACATCTCAGGGGCTAGATCGAATTGATACGAACCAATCCCTATCTCATCAAATGCAGCTTCGATGAATTGTCTTTTTGTCCAGCTCATAAGATGTCCATGCTAGATGAAGGCGGGCGACCAACTGGCCTTTTTTTGGCTTCCTCTTTTGCCGCTTCTTTTTTGTCTTTTTTCTCTTGAGCTTCAATAAGAGTTCGACTCCATCCTTTTTTCTCGTACTTCTCGATTTCGTCTGCTTCTACAATAGTGTAGTCATACTTTACGTCACCGTTTGTTTCGTGAGGCCCTGGAATCTTAAATAGCATTGTTGCCTGTTTCATTTTTGTCCTTTGCGTGTTTTAGTCTGAGTCTTTTTCTTCGCTTGCACTTTCTTTGGTGCTTTGCTTGGCTTCCCAGCTTTTTTAGCAGCTTCTTTTGCTGTTGACATAGCAATAGCTATTGCCTGTTTTGGCTTCTTACCAGCTTTAATCTCAGTTTTGATGTTCTTGCTGATAGTCTTTTTACTATAGCCTTTCTTCAACATATTAACTCCTTGTTTCTAAAACCGCTACTAATAACGATTTATAAAAACAAGGGCATAAGCCCTTATCCGACCCGTACTAGATCAAAAGTTGCGACAGCTGTCTTAATCAGAAGATACTGACCGCCTGTGCTTGTAACTGCACCGCTACCAACAAGAGTCACATCCGTT